TGAAAATAAATTTAAAAGAACGCTTAATAGACAAAATTTTGAAAGTGCACCTTTGCTTGAAAAAAAAGATGAACAATATTTTGCTAATTCAAAAACTATAGAAATGTGGCACTCTGAGTTAAAAACTTTAATAGTAAATTTTGATATGGCTTTAAAACACTATGAACAAAATACAGGAATTAAAGAAGCATTTGGTATCGAAAATTTTCACTATAATACTTTTAAAATACAAAAAACATCTCCTACAGAGGGTTATCACATATGGCACATTGAACATAACACAGGATATGACCATGAAAAAAGAGCTTTAGCATTTAGTGTATATTTAAATGATGTGAAAGATGGTGGAGAAACAGAATTTTTACATTTTTCAAAAAGGGTAAAACCTAAAACAGGAAGAATAGTTATTTGGCCAGCAAGTTTTCCTTATGTTCACAGAGGAAATCCACCTTTATCAAATAATAAATATATTTTAACTTCTTGGCTTATGTTAAGGTGATGTATATGTTGTTGGTCTAGCGCCTAATCTTGCTATCTTATCTTCAGAAGTTTCATCTTCAACATTATTATTATCCCAATCAGATTGTAATTTAGATAAGTGTGCTGAGTCCCATTTCTCAATAAATTGAGTTCTAAAATCTCCTAAGTTAGCATTATTCCAAGTAGCATGAGGTTTGCCATCATTATATTCTACGGTATCATTATGATCAAGGTTATCCTCCACATATTGTATAGCCCAAACATCTGCAAATTTACTTTGATTCCAGAAAGAATCATCATCAATCACATAGTTTATAGGCCAACCATCAGAATTTTTTACTGTTTGATTAATTATCATTTTATCTACAAATACTACTGTCCATGTTGATATTGATGCCATATTTTTCTCCTACGTTTTAATAATATAAATAAGTGCTACATAAGGTTGAAGCACTGAAGTTGCGTCTCCAGTAAAATTTGCACTCATGTTATGTGAGTGTGCTCCACCACCTCCTGTTGATCCTGTGCTTGCTGGAGTTATTGAAGCATTTGCGTGAGGATTAAAGTGAGTTTGTGAAGTATTTGAACCACCAGGGTGTGAGTGTGATGGAAGTTCAGGTGTTGCTAAAGTATGGTTTGCTGTTGAACCACCAACGTTTCCAGTGGATTGAACTGTATCAGCTCCGCCAGTTGATCCTAAAGCTTTGTTGTTAGATTTTCCAACTGCTACGTTATTTTGTAAATCAGGTACGTTAAAAGTAGATGAACCGTCTCCAGTTCCATAAGTTGTACCTACAATTGCAAATAATGCAGAGTAAGTTGATCTTGAAACAGCTGCACCATTACATTCTAAAAAACCTGTTGGCACTGAAGAAGATGTCCACGGCACAATAGTTGCCGTTGGAATTCCCTCTATACCTGTAAGATCTGAACCTGAAAAATTGTATTTTGTTGCTTCGTAATTTGCCATATTATTTCTCCGTGTAAGTCCATCCTATATTTGAACCAGAATAAACAAGTCCAAAAGAAGCTCCCTCAGTATTTACTACTAAGTCAGCAGTTGTGTTTGCTATTTTAGAGCTATTTCTTCCAACAGTCAATGCGTTACTATCAAAAGTAAATCTTGAATCTGCAAAATGCACTTCATCACCTACTGCTGGTGATGCTGGTAATGTAATTGTTAAAGCACTACTATTTGTATCTACAAATAATTTTGCACCTGCTTGCACTGTTTCTGCAGCAGTTACTGTTCTCCATTTTCTATATTCGTTTGCTTTTTCTACATTAGTTCCGTCAGAATATAAAACATAACAATTGCCTTCACATAATAATACACCTGTGCCAGAAGCTGTTTTAAAAGTTAAAGTATATCCAGCATGATCGGTGCCATCTACAACATTAAAAACTTTTTCTATACTGTCTGGTAAAGTGACTGTTCTATTTGCTGCTAAAGTCCCTGTTAATTTTAAAGTCGCATTTCTTGCGTTTGAAACAGTTGCATCAGACATAGCGAGTGTAACATCTGAAGATGCTACATCAATAGCTTCATAACCTGCAACTGCTTGCTGAACAAGGTTTAAATTGTTGTTAGTTTTTGTTCCCCATGTACCGGCATTTTCGCCAGTAGCCATTAATTCTAGTTTTAGATCAGTTGAAAAACTTGATGCCATAAATTTTGTCTCCTATGCGACGTCACTATATGTTATATTTGTACCTGTTGCAACATCAGAATACGAAATATTCGAACCTGTGTCAACTGATTGATACGCTTGAATTCCAAAACCAGTAGCAGTGCCAAAACCAGCAATCGAAGTTGTTGCCGAAACACCAGTTAATCCTATGGCATCTGCAGGAGTTAAAGAACCTACAGAGGATGTAGCTGATAATCCAGTTAACCCTATAGCATCTGAAATAGTTAAAGAACCTACAGAGGATGTAGCTGCTACTCCAGATACATTTATGATTGGATTACTATTTGTAAGAATAGTTCCAAGTGATGTTGTTGCAGAAATTCCTGTTAGTCCCATTATATCCGCAGGAGAAAGTGATCCTACAGAAGTTGTTGCAGAAATTCCTGTCAATCCCATTACATCTGCTGTTGTTACAGATCCAATACCTGATGTTGCAGAAACTCCTGTCAATGCAAATGAAACATTACCAATTATAGTGGGTGATCCAACACTTGTTGTTGCAGAAACTCCTGTTAATCCCATTACATCAGCAGGTGATAATGATCCAACACTTGTTGTTGCAGATTGTCCATCAACTAATATTGTGCCTTGAATACCCCAAGCACTATCGTTCCAAGCTTGTCTACCCCAACCTGAATTTATTTCTGCTGATACGGTTACAGAACCAATCGCTGTTGCTGCAGATAATCCTGTTACTGAAGCTTGAGGGCCAGATTGAGAATTCCAAAAATTAGAACCCCAAGTTAACATACCCCAAGTATTTCCTGTTGGAGTATTTGCTTGTCCGCCCATTCCTGAGTGGTTTGAACAATAATAATATAAAGTTGGTGCTGAAGAAGCTACAGCAATTTGTGTGTACGCTCCAGAATTTCCTGGTGTTCCATTTGTGGTTACACCGGTCGTATATTCACTACCAGAATTGTGTGTGCCGTCGCTTGTTGTTGAAAACCTTAGTGGGTGACTTAAATTAGAAGAATCAGATTGATCAAATCTATAAGTAAAGCCTTCAGCTATATTTACTGTATCTTGTTGTACACCATCAATAAAATATTTATTTCCTGAATCGGTACTGACTACCGTTACTGTAAAAGTTCTAGTAACGGACATACCGCGTTACCTCTTTAAGCTATTCTAATTATAGCGTTGTCTGCGTCTGCTGCTGGGAATTGAATTGTAAAAGTTCCACTTGTTACAGTTTTATCAGAACCAAAAGCTATAGCTGCAACAGCTTTGTCAGATTGTGAATCATTATAAATTAATGCACCATTTGCTGTAAAACTAGCGGATGTAAAACTTACATCTGAAAAATCACATACCGCAGTGTCTGTAGATAAAACTGGAGTTACACTTGTTAAAGTTGCACCACCCGCAGAATATGCAGACCCTGATGTGTTAGATATTTCATTTGAAGTGCTATATGCCGTTGTTGATTTATTTAAAGTTGCTGAACTTGTAAACAAAGCTATTTTAAAAGTATGTCCACTTGAAGCAGTGAAGTTATGCGTTCCAACTAAAATCTCTTGTTTAAAACTATTACAAATTGCTGATGTTATTGCCATAATTTATTCTCCTACGGGTTTGCTGAGTTTACTGGTATACGAACAGCGCCATCAGTATAGTCATCTCTTCGTCTTCTACCAACTTGTTCGTTAGCAAACTTCTGTACCTCTTGTTTATACTTATTTTCATATAGTGTCAACATATCGATTGGACCTTTTAAAAAACCATAAGCCTCTGATAAACAACAGTATAATAATCCATTTGGAAAATTAAGACTAATATAATTAGTATCATTATTTTCTAAAAGATCAGGCATTTTATTAAAATGTATTCTAAATTTATAAGTTTGATCTGGAGTAGGAGCTAAAGCTATACGTCCTGATGTTGTGTCAGACTCTCCTGTTGCCCCGCCATACATAGCGTAGTATTTAGGTTTACCTCTTTTTGCAGACTCTGTAGATGGAACATATTGTTGTAAATATGTATAATCTTTTTTTTCTAAATAATCGTTAGCTCCCGTAAGAGCACTTGTAGAATCATAAACTTGTATGCTTCTTACAAATAAACACCCTGCTGGAGCATTAAATTGATCTTGTCCGACAACCATTGAACCTGTTTGTTGTTTTCTGTCTGCATCAATTGGTACCTCTCTAAAAATTCTATATTGTGCATTTAAAATAATATTTTCTAAAACGGAATCTGTTAGTACATTAGAATCCGTTTCAGTATAACTTCTTATCTGTGTTTTTAATCCTGATGCACTTAAACCTGCCATTATGCAACTCCCGCTAATTTTTTACAAATAGAACAACTTTTTTTA